TTTGGTGGAGCTGGCGGGAGTTGAACCCGCGTCCGAAATTCCTACATACCATTTATACTATAGTAAAAACAGTAAGTTGTGTTTAAAAACATTGCATTAGTATTATTTTGTATTTGTTCGTTTTATGCATTTTTAATGCTCTGTCGCCAAATTGCCGCCATCACTTCTTGTCTTTGATAGAATCGTATTCAAGAAGGTTGTCCATACACTTCTCTAACCTATAGAAATCAGTCAAAGGATAGAGATTGACAATGTTGTCATCAAAACTTTGCATACCTGATATACGTTCTTTCGTTCTTAAGAATCTCGAGGCAGACCTAACACCATCATCCTCACTTGGTTCAAAGGAATAATCTAAAGTTTTTAGTACCTGCCATGAAACGGGGGGAGTAAGCTTGAACATTTTTACTAGCTTAGGGCAAAAATCTTTTGTTATTGTTTGCTGATATGTAACTTTAGGTGGAAGAACAACGTTAATAGATTTTTCTCCATGGTTTGTTTTAATCATTCTTGTCGATCTGTATGCAATTCCGACAATGTTTGATTTATTTCTACGGCTAATCCATTGCATTAATAAATTTGGAATTATATATTCCTGAGTGAATGAGATGCTGCCGTTAATCTTTGCAAAACTACAAGCGTAAATTAGTGGCATTAAACAAATGTAAGACATCTTTGTGATGTATGACATTTTGTCATTATCAATCTTACCATAGAAACGTGAGTAGAGAATTTCCGAGGTGAAATCTAATATTTTGGAATTTTCTTCACTGGATATAAAAGATGATATATATAACTTATCAAAATCAGGTTTATCCATTTCGAGCCAGCATACATAGAGGGATGAACCTAAATATAAACAGGGTAGGCCAGCAACCGAGTATCTTTGAGCGTTTACCAAGTGCCGCTTAGAGAATGGTATATGAAAGATTTCATTTCTATTTTTTACTGCTGTATCAGATTTTCTAACCCTGAATAAAGGCCTTGAAGAATTGCAAATATTTTCTAAGGGGATTGATATTTTCTGGATGTAGTTAGCTGTGAATCGGTCAGAGAATGTTCTGTCGAAAGTATCATATGAGGATTTGATATCACCTGACAGAAAATATTCCAAAGAGTTTACAACGCCAAAGTATATTCTTGTTATTCTATCAAGTTTAGAACTCAATCTCCGAGATAATTCATTGTCATTATCTTCTATGTAATCATTTAAAGTATTAAAGTAAATTTCACATTTATTTTTGAAATCATTTATAATATCTGTCTTAACAGTGAAAGGGAGTTTTAAATCTTCCGTCCTTACAAGACTCTCAAATAAATCATTAAAATCATCATGTATATATTCGGTTTCCATTTCTATTATCCTTTGGAATAATTTAATGAATATAACGGATTTTTCGTAACAGCATCTTCCAAATGATCAGGCGCAAAGTGGGCGTAAACCATCGTCATTTTAATATCGGCGTGGCCCAGAATATCGCGCAGTACCAGTATATTTCCGCCGTTCATCATAAAATGGCTGGCGAATGTATGGCGCAGTACGTGGGTGCATTGGCCCTCTGGCAATTCAATGCCTGCCCGCTTAACTGCACGCTCAAAGGCTTTTCTGCATGGCGTGAATAACTTTCCCCGGTTCTTTGGTAGTTCGTCATACAGAGCCTGCGATATAGGTACAGTTCGGTTTTTCTTGCCTTTGGTTTTAGTGTACGTGATTCGGTATTTCGATAACTGATGGCCTTGCAGATTTTCAGCTTCACTCCAGCGGGCACCGGTGGCTAGGCAAATTTTTGCAATCATCAGCAGGCTGGGGCTTTGAGAATCGGCGCAGGCATCCAGCAGGCGTTTAATTTCATCCGGTACTAGGAACGCCAGCTCACCCTCTGCGATCTTGAATGTTGGTAGCCCTGCGAGCGGGTTGGGTGCTGACCAGTGGCCCAACTTTTTCAGCGTGCCAAAAACAGATGATAGGTTACGTTGCTCAAGGTTTACCGTGCGGGGCTTCACTGGCGACATAAACACACCATCTTCATTTTTGACTTCACCTTTTAGGCGAGCTTCACGATATTTTGTAAAGTCGCCAGCAGTTAGCTCTGAGGCAATGGGATCGCCCAGACCATTACAAATAATGCTAAGTTTTGCCATCATGCGCTTGGGGTCAGCAAGAGTCTGTCCGTAAAGCGAATGCCACTGCTCAATCACTTCTGACAGATGCCGCCGATCATCCTTTTCACCTAACCATGGTTTTTTGTTCACTTCATCCATAGTGAAGTTTTCAAATGCTATGGCCTCGCCTTTCGTCGCAAACTGCTTGCGCACGCGCTTGCCATCGCGCCCGCTAGGGTAGCATTCGCACAACCATTTCCCGTTTGGCTGCTTCCTGATGGTCATATTTAAATACTCTTAATTGATTTGAGAGCACGTCCCACAATTTCAATATCGTCCAAAGAGCATTCAAAAGATGAGTCCCCTTGCTGAACGACTAGACGGTTACCGGGTATCCGTGTGAGTTTTGCAATAGTTTTTATTCCATCAATATCAACGAGCCATACACCATTTACAGGAGTTGCTGCGTTACGGTCTACGAGGTAAGAGCCATCATCAGTATGGACAAGTAACGGATTCGTCAAGTTTTGCGGTATTAGGCTGTTATCCAATATAACTTTTCCGTGGTCTACTAAAGCGCCTGCATCAAGCGTAGCTTTATCGATCTCAGGAGCTACCACCTCAGATAGCGGTTTGATACTTGATGGGGTCACAAAATCAAACCTTTTTTCGTGCCCATTATCATCATGCATATCCCCTTGCCCGGTAGTTAGCCAAAGCAACGAAATGCCTGTTTCGAGTGCGCACTGTATTACCCACTCAGCAGGGAAGCTATCGCGTAAATATCTGTTTGCCATAGTGCTTTTTGATACGGATAGATGGTCGCATAGCTGTTGCCGCGAGCTGAAATTATAAGCCTTAATCAGCCTGTTTATTGCATCGCGGCCTCCGCTGTCATTACCAACCTTAATTGATCTCATAAGCAAAACCCTTGACGTATAGAAAATGCGATCTTAATATTCATTCAAGGTTTGAAAAACAAACCTTAACCATATAAAACGAGATAAAACGAAACCAAACTAAGAGATACTGCACTATGAGCACTGAGATTTCAATTCGTGTACCAAAAGTGATAGCCACGCCAGCAGAATTTGCTGAATGGGAAGGGTATTCCCGTGGTTCGGTTTATCAGATGATTCATAACGGAAAACTGGCTAACTTTATTGAAAAGAAAGAAAAAAACAAAGGGCGCGTATTCATCCTCTATCTCAAATACAAAAAGGAGCAGGCGCGCAAAAACATGGACCAATCAGCCTTTAACTACAACGTAGTTGTAGGTTAGTAAGTTCAATTATGAGAACTTTCTAAGGGGGTTGCATGTTTGATTATAAGATTTCCAAACATCCACACTTTGACGAAGCCTGCCGGGCTTTCGCACTACGTCACAACATGGCGAAGCTGGCAGAACGCGCCGGAATGAATGTCCAGACGCTGCGCAACAAGCTGAACCCGGATCAGCCACATCAACTGACACCGCCGGAAATTTGGCTGCTGACGGATATCACTGAGGATTCCACGCTGGTTGATGGCTTCCTTGCCCAAATTCATTGCCTGCCTTGCGTGCCGCTGAACGAAGTAGCAAAAGAGAAGCTGCCGCATTACGTCATGAGCGCTACTGCTGAAATCGGACGTGTTGCTGCCGGTGCTGTATCTGGTGATGTGAAAACTACCGCAGGCCGCCGCGATGTTATCAGCAGCATTAACTCTGTTACTCGTCTGATGGCACTTGCTGCCGTTTCTATGCAGGCGCGTTTGCAGGCTAACCCGGCGATGGCAAGCGCGGTGGATACCGTGACCGGCCTCGGCGCATCGTTCGGTCTGATCTGAGGTGGTTATGCTGACTAAAGAACCATCTTTTGCATCACTTCTTGTAAAGCAAAGTCCGGCAATGCATTACGGTCATGGCTGGATCATGGGGAAGGATGGCAAACGCTGGCACCCGTGCCGTTCTCAGGATGAACTACTGGCTGACCTGTCCACAACCAAACAGGGGAAATCATGGCTATTGAAGGCGCTACGGCGACTGTTCCATTAAGCCCCGGTAAACGCCTGGATGGACTGAACCATATTGCGGAATTGAGGGCTAAAGTGTTTGGTCTGAATATTGAGCCGGAGCTTGAAAGGTTTATTAAAGATATGCGCGACCCACGCGACGTAAATAATAAACAGAATGAGCGGGCACTGGCAGCCATTTTTTATATGGCAAAAATCCCGGCAGAACGTCACGGCGTCAATATTAGTGATCTGACTACTGACGAAAAGCGGGAACTGGTGAAAGCAATGAATCATTTTCGTGCAGTGGTGAGCTTATTTCCCAAACGGCTAACCATGCCGAATTAGTCCACAACTGAAATTAATGGCGTAAACCCGCCGGGCTTCTTATTGCCCAAATTCAGGAGAAACAACCATGCGAAATATTGAAACCCGATTCACCAAAAGCGGCCCTGATGATGCTGGTATTAACCAGTTACTGACGGATGCCCGCATGGAAGAGCGCCGCGCGCGAGCTGCAGCAATGGCTGCCCGCCTCGATAGCCTGGCTAGCCGTATTGCTTCCCGCCAGCTTAACCATGTTGAGGCTGCAGAGCTGCTGCGTGTCGCAGCTGAAAACATCCAGAAAGAAGCGCAGGAGATCCTCTAATGGCTGATTCAATGGACCTCGTACAGCAGCGTGTTGAAGAAGAACGCCAGCGCCAGATCCACACCGCGCGTAATAAAGCACCGGGCGTTTCCCGTGTTCTCTGTACTGATTGCGATGCGCCGATCCCCCCAGCTCGCCGCCGTGCCGTTCCGGGAGTGCAGTGCTGCGTCACTTGTCAGGAAATCGCAGAGCTGAAAGGCAAACACTACAACGGAGGTGTTGTATGAGCACTATCCTGAAATGGGCGGGAAATAAAACCGCCATTATGCCGGAACTGATTAAGCACCTTCCTGCTGGTCCGCGACTGGTTGAACCTTTCGCGGGTTCCTGCGCTGTGATGATGGCGACAGACTATCCTCATTATCTTGTCGCAGATATTAATCCTGACCTGATTAGCCTTTACAGCGTCATTAAAAACGAGTCTGAATTACTAATTACTATTGCGAAAGGGTTATTTGATAAGAATAACACCGCAGAGGATTATTACGGTATACGTAAGGAATTTAATTGTGATCGCCACTGGCCCGCAGAATGGCGCGCAGCTATGTTTCTTTATCTTAATCGCCATTGTTATCGTGGATTATGCCGTTATAACCAGAAAGGGCAGTTTAACGCTCCATACGGTAACTATAAAAGTCCTTATTTTCCTGAAAGTGAAATACTCGCTTTTGCAGAAAAGGCTCAACGCGCAACGTTTATTTGTGCCAGTTATGATGAAACACTGGCGCTGCTGCAGGCTGGTGATGTTGTTTATTGTGATCCGCCATACGATGGTACATTTAGCGGTTATCACACTGCCGGTTTTACAGAGGACGATCAGTATCATCTGGCGTCTATTCTTGAGCGCCGGTCATCAGAAGGTCATCCGGTTATCGTGTCCAACAGCGACACGTCCCTGACCCGTTCGCTTTATCGTAATTTTACCCGCCATCGCATCACTGCAAAGCGCAGCATGGGTGTAGCTGCCGGTGAGAGTAAATCTGCATCTGAAATCATCGCCACAAAATCAGCAGGCTGGTTTGGTGTCGATCTGGCGTCCGGTCCAGATATCTCGGTGGAAACTGAGGTGCGGGCGTGGCAGTGAGTAAATTCACATTACATGATGCATCAACCCCCGGCGGCTCGAATGAGGCCGCCGTGGCCTTTTCATGGAATAACCCTAAAAAAGCGGTTAATCCCTATCTGGACCCGGCGGAGGTTGCGCCGGAGTCTGCGCTTTCAAACCTGATCGCTCTTTACGCTGCGGATAACGAGCAGGAGCAGCTGCGCCGTGAGGCGCTGAGCGATGAGGTCTGGGAACGCTATTTCTTCAATGAATCCCGTGATCCTGTCCAGCGTGAAATGGAGCAGGACCGGCTGATTAGCCATGCCAAAATGGCGCGCGAGCAGCAGCGTTTTAATCCCGATCTGGTCATTCTGGCTGACGTTAACGCCATGCCGTCCCATATCAGCAAGCCTCTGCTGGAGCGGATTAAATATTTCCATAGTCTGGGCAGAGCAAAAGCCTATTCCCGCTACCTGCATGAAACCATCAGGCCCTGTCTTGAGCGGCTGGAGCGCGTGCGTGACAGTCAGGTGTCTGCGTCTTTCCGGTTCATGGCGAGCCACGACGGGCTGGAGGGGCTGCTGGTACTGCCTGAAATGAATCAGGATCAGGTCAAGCGCCTTTCAACGCTGGTAGCGGCACATATGAGCATGTGTCTTGATACGGCTTGCGGTGATCTGTTTGTCAGCGACGATGTTAAACCAGAAGAAATCCGCCAGGCATGGGAAAGGATGGCTGCAGAAGTCTTGCGGTTTGACGTTATCCCGCCAGCATTTGAGAAACTGCGCAGGAAGAAGCGCCGCCGTAAGCCCGTACCTTATGAGCTGATCCCCCCTTCGCTTTTACGCATGATGTGCGCGGACTGGTGGTATAGCAAACTGTGGCAGATGCGCTGCGAATGGCGGGAGGAACAGCTGCGCGCCGTCTGCCTGGTCAACAAAAAAGCGTCCCCGTATGTCAGCTATGAAGCCGTGATCCATAAACGCGAGCAGCGCCGCAAATCGCTGGAGTTCTTCCGCTCGCATGAGCTGGTCAACGAAGACGGTGACACGCTGGACATGGAAGACGTGGTGAACGCCAGCAACAGCAACCCGGCACACCGCCGTAATGAAATGATGGCTTGTGTTAAGGGACTGGAGCTGATAGCGGAAATGCGCGGAGACTGCGCAGTGTTCTATACCATCACCTGCCCGTCACGCTTCCACGCAACGCTCAACAACGGCAGACCTAATCCGAAGTGGACCAGCGCCACCGTCCGGCAGAGCAGTGACTATCTGGTTGATACGTTCGCCGCTTTCCGCAAGGCAATGCACAAGGCCGGGCTGCGCTGGTATGGTGTCCGGGTGGCAGAGCCGCACCACGACGGCACCGTGCACTGGCATCTGTTGTGCTTCATGCGCAAAAAAGACCGCCGTTCCATCACCGCACTGCTGCGTAAGTTTGCCATCCGTGAAGACCGCGAGGAGCTGGGCACCAATACCGGGCCGCGCTTCAAGTCCGAGCTTATCAACCCGCGTAAGGGGACGCCGACCAGCTATATCGCCAAATACATCAGCAAGAACATCGATGGGCGCGGACTGGCTAAAGAAATCAGCAAAGAAACCGGCAGATCACTGCGTGACAGCGCCGAGCATGTCAGCGCCTGGGCGTCACTGCATCGTGTCCAGCAGTTCCGTTTCTTTGGTATTCCGGGGCGTCAGGCATACCGCGAGCTGCGCTTGCTGGCTGGTCAGGCGGCAAGAGTGCAGGGTGAACGCAAAGCGGGCGCGCCGGTACTGGATAATCCGCGTCTGGATGCGGTACTGGCGGCGGCTGATGCGGGCTGCTTTGCCACCTACATCATGAAGCAGGGCGGTGTACTGGTTCCCCGCAAACATCACCTTGTCCGCACGGCCTACGAGCTTAACGAAGAACCGAGCGCCTACGGCGATCACGGTATCCGTATCTATGGCATCTGGTCCCCGATTGTAGAGGGCAAGATTTGCACGCACGCGGTGAAGTGGAAAAAGGTTCGTAAGGCCGTTGACGTTCAGGAGGCGACAGCCGACCAGGGCGCTTGCGCCCCTTGGACTCGTGGCAATAACTGTCCCCCTGTTGAAAATCTGAACAAATCAGGGGGTGATTTACCCGATGTTAAAACCATGGATGAGAAGGAGTTGCAGGAATATCTCCACAGCATGGGCCAGAAGGAACGGCGGGAGCTGACAGCCAGGCTAAGGCTGGTAAAACCGAAGCGGAAAAAAGCCTATAAACAGAATATTTCGGTTCAGCAGCGCCTGCAGCTTGAGGCAGAGCTGAGTTCCAGAGGGTTCGATGGCAGCGAATCAGAGATTGACCTGCTTCTGCGCGGCGGCAGTATCCCGTCAGGTGCCGGACTGCGTATTTTTTACCGCAACCATCGGCTGCAGGAAGATGACAAATGGCGTCAGTGGTACTGATGCCAAGCTTTAACAATTCTTGCTCTTATTGATCCGCATCAGATCTATCCAATTGACTGACAAAAAACAGTTTTACATTTTACATTTCCTATTATACTGTGATTATAAACAGTGGATATATATACAGTTATTATGTATCCGAAGTAGTGATAGGAGGGAAAATGCAGGATTATCTTTTGGAGTCGCTGAAGCTCCAGCGCATTGATTTTTTTATCAAGCTTGTAGCGGCTAGTGAGTGCAGCGACGAAGAAAAGCGGCTGGCTATCCAGTGGGTGTCAGAACTGACTGACGAGTTGATGGCGAAAATTCGTAGTCATGAGTACAGCCGGTCGATGGATGTAACCAGTTAAGGTAAATCTGTATGCGCATTGAAATAATGATCGATAAAGAGCAGAAGATTAGCCAGGCTACACTGGACGCCCTTGAATCCGAGCTTTACCGTAATTTGCGCCCTTTGTATCCCAAAACAGCAATTCGTATCCGCAAAGGTAGCGCTAATGGCGTTGAGCTGAGCGGCTTAAAACTGGATGAAGACAAAAAGCGAGTAATGGAGATTATGCAGCAGGTCTGGGAGGACGATAGCTGGCTGCATTAAGAAACATTGTAGGCGTCAGAACTTGATTCTGACGCCTACGAGGTTGAACAACGAGTAAGGCGAGGCGTTAGGTGAAGTAACTCCTTATAAGCTATCTATGATTGAAGGGTGACTTTTTTTAACGTATCAAAAACGATTTTCGTAAACTCATTTTCATTTCTAACATCAATATAAGCAAGGCCGCTATTGGTGATCTTGAGCTTACCGGAATATTCTAATGAATTAACAGAGCAAACAAGCCTGTCAATTCTTATTTTTTTACCCTCTAATTCTTCTTTATAATACTTCCTAAGATCACTGCTGCCAATTATTTGCATTTTAGCTGTAGCGTAATCAGAAACTCTAACCCTTGAAATATCAAGTTGTGTTAAATTGATATTTACACTTGAAGATATTTCATTAAGCCAGTCTATAGGATTTATGTCAATTTCTTCCAAGCTAACACCTAAGCCAAGATTTTTTACCAAAGCCTGCGAAAAAGGCTTTAAAGTTCTGGGTGGGTTAGTAATCTGCATTACAGGAAGAGAGTCTAAAGCCACGCTAAAATTTGTGGTGCGATATTCGATTCTTTCAACGGTAGTTTCGCTTCCGTCAAAGCTTGATATTTTGTCATGATAAACAATACGCTCGACGAAGCGCCCATTTGCAAAATCATGGCGTATTTTATCAAAAATGAACCCTTTCCCTTTATCCTCTGTAAAAGAATCAAGAGAAAGACGTCTAACGGCTGTTTCAAACTCAAGCCGTATGTTTAACTTAAGCCATTTAACCTTTTTCATCTTCGTTCACCTCTGATCCTATTATTATATTATAGGCATTTTCAGCGGCGGACTCAATTAATTCACTAATATGTTTTTTCTCTTGTGCCGTTGCCGCGCGAATGGTTACATTGAAACCGTCTTCTTTTTGATTGTTTATCCCTTTAATTTGATAGGCAAAGTCACAGCATTTTTCTGAGTCTTTGAAAAATGCTTCGACGTTGATTCTGTCTCCAATTCCACTTGTCGGCTTTGAAGACCATGCAATACGCCCGATATAATAACCTTTCTCATGTAGTTGAGAAAATATAGCTGAACTATTTACTCCTTCACCATTAAGGACGGCTTTCTTAACAAATCCGGTATCAATAGTTTCTTCCTTGTCTTCATCCTCACTAGCATCAGTACTGCGATTTAATTCGACTTTTGTTACGTCATCAGTCTCATAACCACGTAGACCATTCATTAATTCCTGAAAAAACTGACTTCGCAATGTAGGATCAGTTATTGCTAGCAATGATATTTCGAAGCGCTCGATAGGTTCGGACTTGATTTTAGATAGCTCGTTTTGCAAGCTCTCAATAACTTTTTTTGCCTCGGGGTTTTGAGGCATACGTACTTCAACTTTGTCAGCTCCAGGGCGAAGTTCTATTATAACATTCCGCTTGTCGATCTGACGTAATGCAGTTTTAGACAGGTCTATTTCTTCATATTTGTATTCTACTGTAAGCGAGCCATCTTTTTTAGCTACAATATTCAGGCTTTGACCTTTACTAGGGGAGCATGTTTTTTTTAGTGCTTCAGCAGCACTTTTTAATTCGGCCTGATTTGTTGAGGTTTGGAAGCTCACACTAGTAGTGCTTTCCCTTGGGTCATATGTTTTGACCAGTTTTTTTATGTGTTCTAATTCATTAAATCCGTGAGGAAGTTTTGATATCTCCTCAATTAGTATTTCCTTGTCGAGTTCTGGTGATAAAAACACTCCTCGATTCAACAATAATTCATGCAACTTTGCAGCGGTTATCCTTTTATGATGTAATGCATCATAAATATTTTTATCAGTAGCGAAATATAGTTTTTTAGCCATTATCGTTGCTCCATGCCGATTTTTTCAAGATTATATTCAACAACAATTTTATCTGTCTTGTCGAAGTCAATTTTAAGAAAAAGTCTTTCATCCTCGCCTAAGAGCCAGTCTGTGCTGTATTTCTTTTTCGCTCTTTCAAAATGATGAATAGCATTTTCATTTGGGTGAATGTGACAATGGCGTAATACGATTGGTTTACCTTCGGTTAATATCTGATAAGTTGATAACATATCAAAGAAGTAAACGAATTCGTCTACTGAATCCCCCGGTTGATTGTAATAAACAACATATCCCTCAGGATTTTTATCTCTGAGCCAACTGAAAGCCTCATGCTTTATTATAATATAGGGTGATGTTAATAATTCAATTGTTGCAGGTGTTGTCTGATTAATAGGGTGCTTTATTCTTGTTAGGGAAAGATCTGGGTAATAATATGTGAACTTATCAGGTTGAGGAAGTTTGCCTGAACCAATTAATTTAGTTATGTCAGAAGATATGTTTATCAAATCTGATATTTTATAAGGGTCAAGCAAATGTAGTTTGATGTTTGGGGGGCAATTTATAGATGAGTGATCTAATTTTTTTGTAATATTCTCATAGAAGTCTTTATCATATAAATTATCATGGTTATATAAGAATAATAACCCTCTTACGTTATAACCTAATGAATCATCATGAACATATTTCAATCGCCATTCTTCACTCACATTTGCACACTCGGTAGCTAAAGCAAGCGATGTTAAAGCTCCCTCGACTATTTTTTTCCCAATAGTACCTTCTGCATAGCTTTTGAGGTCTGTGTTGAGATAGACCATTTCCTCCTCATATGGATCTATGTAGAAAAATACAACATCGCTTGGATGCGTTTTCTTGGAATGAGCCTCTTGGCAACAATCCCAATTCATGTCCTCTCTAGCGGCACGATCCCATTTGAACACTGAGAAAATATCATTAGAAATCTTACCCGCGACTCGTTGTATAGCCGAAGTCTCTCCACCCATTTCAATCTCGCTCCTTTACAATTGCTGTGGCAATCTGCCTGAAAATCCATCTGACTTGATGAGTAATCTAACCATATGGTTCGTATGCGTTTGTTGCATGACTATAGCGCATGAAAATGAATGATCGCAAAAGGATCGTTTTTGCTCAGTCCCGCCAGTTCTGGCGGGCTTTTACTTATGTCATGCAGGTGCATGAAAACCACTACACAAAGCGGGCAGGCGTGGCGGGGATACGAGCGCGCGCAAGCGGGTTAAGGTGAGGTTTCAAGATCCTTGTCTCATTTTCATTTGAAGGGAAGTATTACCCTACATTCATCGTGTGGAATGGAGATAGACATGGCATTTCAAATTGAGGCTGTTTGCCCTTGTTGCGGGGTTGTTGCAAGTGGTGATTTGAACAAAATTGAAGAAGTGTTTGGTTTTAGGACTGTGGAGGGTGAGCGATTGATTCCTCAATCATACTGCCGCAAATGTCGCCGTTTGAGATGCTCCCCAAATGATAAAAAGTGTGGTGCATAAGGATTGGCTAAACGTGGACTATAGGACTTGGTAATAAAATAGGCCGCTTAATTGGCGGCCTATCCCCATGATTTCGCAGTTATTTACTTATTTTTGACTTTCATTCTGAATATCTAAGGTGTACGGCTCGAAGCGGACTACTTCTTCGCCCAGCCAGTCGTTAAGCTCCTGCAGTCGCTTCTGCAGCGGCATCAGTTCGTTGCGGACAAAGACGCGGCTGGCCTTTTCCACATCACCAAAGCCGCCTGTATTGTTGGGAATAATGCCCATCATCTGCGGTGGTACGCGGTGTGCTGCCATCATGTCATCGCGGCTCACGTTCTTGATGTTCAGAAACTCATCCTTTGCCGCAACTTCCGACAACGGGATGATCTGGATGCCGTCCTTTTTACCGTTGGGCGAATACATAAACAGGTTGCGGAAGTTGCCCGGACCTTTGGCGCTTTTCATTGCCTGGCGGATGTTGTTCACGTCCTCCTGATTCTGAGCTGCGTCGGTCATGTACATGATGAAGCCCGCGTGGCTGCCATTGATGTAATACTTCCGGCGGAACAACGTTGCGGACTCGTTGAGCAGGGTTGACGGAATGGCGGAGAGATAGCCGGGCAGCCCGTAAATCTCCTGGTTAATATCCGGCTCCAGCAGATGAAATATGTTGCCCTGCGTAAATTCATAGGGCTGCGTGGTCAGGCCATACTGCACAAACCAGTAAGTGTCGAGGTCCACGCCGCGCCGTGTGTACTTCGCCAGTGCAGGCTCCAGTGAGAGAATTCCGCCGAGCCGGTTGGTGCGCTTTTCCAGATAGGCGTTACCAAACACCAGATAGTCCTGAACGAAACGGGCAAAAGCCTGCTGGCTGAGCAGGCGGTGCGGGATGTAGGTACTGCTGAGTATGTCACGCTTTACAGCAATCGGTGAGCTGTGGTGCACGGCGGCGCGATAGGTCCGCGCCAGTCCGTCAAAGCTCACCGGCGGCTCATACCAACGGTCCATCTGCACACATTCCACATAGTCCAGCAGTTCGCGCCGGTCCAGAACGGGGATCGGATCGCCAAAGCTGAATGCTTCTGCAGACATACCGCTACTCTGCTGAGTGTTCTGTTTAGTTGCAGCGCGGTTTTTATTCCTCTTGCCCATTAAAAAATCTCCACAATGTTGCTGGTATTGGCGGCTTCGCCCTGCAGTGGTTCGTTAAACAGTGCGTGCATCGTTGCCCAGGCCAAATCTGCGTGGCTGGCTTCTTCGCTGCGGCTGGCTTCGTAGGTAGGGCGGTTTCCGCTGGCGGTGGTGGCGCGGCGGATAGCCATAAAGGACTGCGCAATGTCGGTGTGCCCGGCGTCAAACTCCAGACGGCGGTGGCTGATAATGTCGTATGCCTTGAGCACCAGGGCGTTTTTGACGTTGGGGTTGTAGACAAACTCCCGCACGGCAGGAAAGAACGCTTTCACGTTCTCGTAGACACCGTGACCGACACCGGTAGAGTCGATGCCGATATAGGTCACGTTATACTGCTGCGTCAGCTTTTTGATGGCGTCAGCCTGGGCGCGGAAGTCCATTCCGCGCCACTGGTGCCTCTCAAGAATGCGGAACTTGCCTCCCGGTACGGTTGGCGGTGCCACCACCACGCACCCGGCGCTGTCGCCGTTCTGCGTACCTTTCGCCGGGTCGTATCCGATCCAGACTTCGCGCCAGCCAAACGGGCGCAGCGCCAGCGCCTGAAAATCGGTCCAGACTTCCCAGCTGTCCACCATGCACGCCTGCAGCTCGCTGAGCGGGAACACTGACGCCAGATCGTCAATAAATTCACACATCAGCAGGTTCTGGTATTCGTCCGGGCTGTACTCCATGCGCAGCTGGTCGAGGTCGAACAGATTACAGCCGCCGCGCACCGCATCCTCCACGGTGACGATCTGGCGATACTGTCCGTCCGGGCAGAGCACGCCGCGCGCAAGGTTGCTGTGGGTCAGGTCAATATCCACCTTGTCCGCTTTGGCGCGCCCCCGGTTGAACAGTGCGCCGGACCAGAACGGATAGGCGCTGTGGGTCAGGCTGGACGGCGTGGAAAAGTAGGTTTGTCGCCATTTCTTGTGAATGGCCATACCGGAGGCAACCTTGCGCAGCTCCTGGAATTTCGGTATCCAGAAATATTCATCAAGGTACAGGTTGCCGTGGTAGCTCTGCGCCGTGCGGGCGTTGGTGCCGAGGAAGTACAGGCACGCGCCGTTGCTGAGGGTCATCGGGTCGCCTTTCAGCTCAACATCCACCTCTTTTGCAAAGTCGATGATGTACTGCTTAAAAACGTGCGCCTGCGCCTTACTGGCTGAGAGGAAGATCTGGTTGCGCCCGGTGGTGATGGCGTCAATCAGCGCTTCGCGGGCAAAAAAGTATGTTGCCCCGATCTGACGTGATTTAAGCAGGTTGCGAATGCGGTGTTTTACGCCTGCCTGCCACCAGTGGCGCTGATATTCAAACATGCCGTTGCGGAAGATTTCTTCCAGCTTTTCGGTCTGTTCATCAGTGAAAACATTCTTTTCGGGCTGACGGCGTGGCCCTTTGTTACGGTTGGCAACTTTCGGGTTTAAGTCTGCTTCGTTCCCGCCGTCGTTAAACTTACCGATCCGGGCGTGGCGCTCTGACTGGCGCGCCAGCAGGTCAATTTCCTTGAAGTCTTTCCCTTCTTTCTGCTCCTTCATGATGAGCTGGCAGTAACGTGCGGCGGTGGTGAGCTGCATCTGATCCAGCGGCCCATACTCGCCCCATTTATCGCGCTTCTTCCAGCTGTGAACGGTTGCAACTTTTTCGCCCAGCATTTCAGCAATGCGGGCTACGCGGTATCCCTGAAAGTACAGCAGCATAGCCTGCCGACGGGGATCGAGGTCTGCGGGGGTCAGTGTCGTGTTCATGGCCCCCAACATACGGCCTAGCCTGACGGCTTTCCCCGGCTGCGGTTTGTGTGGCTGACCGTACAAGTGCCGCGCGTTGTTTCACTCCCCCCATCACCGCAAACATAAGGCTCCAGTAAGTTTTTTCTAACGGAGCACGGCTCATGACAGTGAAAGCAAAGCGTTTCCGCATCGGGGTGGAAGGTGCCACCACTGACGGACGAGAGATCCAGCGTGAATGGCTGGTACAGATGGCTGCCAGCTACAACCCGACGGTCTATACCGCGCTGATTAACCTTGAGCACATCAAGTCTTATCTGCCGGACAGTACCTTTAACCGCTACGGCAGGGTAACGGGGCTGGTTGCAGAAGAAATCAAGGACGGGCCGCTGGCGGGCAAGATGGCGCTTTATGCCGATATCGAACCCACGGACGCCCTGGTGGAACTGGTGAAAAAGGGCCAGAAGCTTTTCACCTCCATGGAGGTCAGCACGAAGTTTGCCGACACCGGCAAAGCCTACCTTGTGGGGCTGGGTGCGACGGACGATCCGGCGAGTCTGGGCACCGAAATGCTGGCATTCAGCGCCAGCGCCGCGCATAACCCGCTGGCGAACCGTAAGCAAAACCCTGAAAACCTGTTTTCGGAAGCAGTTGAAACGCTGATCGAACTGGAAGAAGCCCAGGACGAAAAGCCGTCCCTCTTTGCCCGCATCACCGCGCTGTTAACCAAAAAAGAGCAGACCGATGAGGCGAGTTTCTCCGACGTGCATAAAGCCGTGGAACTGGTTGCCACCGAGCAGCAGAACCTGAGCGAGCGCACGGATAAATCCCTGACCGAACAGGACAAGCGCCTTTCTGAGCTGGAGTCCTCACTGCAGGAGCAGCAGGCCGCCTTTGCCGAGCTTGAGCAGAAGCTGAGCCGTGAAGACAGCCGTAAAGACTACCGCCAGCGCGCGCCGGGCGGTGACGCACCGGCAGGCACCCTGACCAATTGCTGATGGAGCATAAAACCCGATGAAAAAGAAAACCCGCTTTGCCTTTAACGCTTACCTGCAGCAGCTGGCGCGCCTGAACGGTGTGGAGATTGAAGAACTCTCCAGCAAGTTCACCGTGGAGCCGTCCGTGCAGCAGACGCTGGAAGACCAGATCCAGCAGTCCGTCGCTTTCCTGACGCTGATTAACATCACGCCGGTCACTGAGCAGTCCGGGCAGTTGCTGGGGCTGGGCGTTGGCAGCACCATTGCCGGGACCACCGATACCACCACCAAAGAGCGCGAGCCTACCGATCCGACGCTGATGGAAGACGTGGAATACAAATGCGAACAGACCAACTTTGATACGGTGCTGACCTACGCAAAACTGGATCTGTGGGCGAAATTCCAGGACTTCCAGGTACGTATTCGCAACGCCATCGTCAAGCGTCAGGCGCTGGACCGCATCATGATCGGCTTTAACGGTGTGAAGCGCGCCAAAACCTCCAATCGTGCTGAAAACCCGCTGCTGCAGGACGTCAATAAAGGCTGGCTGCAGAAAATCCGCGAAGACGCGCCGGATCACGTCATGGGCAGCACAACAAAAGACGGCACAACGACTGCAGGCGCGGTCAAGGTGGGGAAAGGGGGCGACTATGCCAACCTGGACGCTGTGGTGATGGATGCCGTCAACGAGTTAATCGATGTGGTTTATCAGGATGATGACGATCTGGTTGTCGTCTGCGGACGTGAACTGCTGTCTGATAAGTATTTCCCGCTGGTCAACAAAGAGCAGGATAACAGCGAGAAAATCGTCGCCGATCTGATCATCAGCCAGAAACGCATGGGCGGTCTGCAGGCTGTACGTGCGCCTTTCTTCCCGGCAAATGCCTTGCTGATCACCCGTCTGGATAACCTGTCCATCTACTGGCAGGAGGACACCCGCCGCCGTTCTGTTATCGACAACCCGAAACGTGACCGGATTGAGAACTTTGAATCCGTCAACGAGGCGTATGTGGTCGAGGACTACCGCTGCGCGGCGTTGGTTGAAAACATCGAAATCGGTGATTTCAGCGCGCCTGCTGCCCCGGAAGGTGGGGAATAACGCATGAGCCTGAGTCCCGCACGGCAGCACCGCCTGCGCATTCAGGCCGAACAGGCCGCCCGTGAGGGCGGCAGTGTTCGCCATGCGTCGGGCTATGACCTGATGCTGCTGCAACTTGCAGAAGACCGCCGCCGCCTCAAGGGCGTCCAGTCCACGGTGAAAAAGGCGGAAATCAAGGTGGAGCTGCTGCCGAAATATTCCGCCTGGGCGGAGGGGGTGCTGGCTGCCGGAGGTGCGCAGCAGGATGACGTGCTGATGTACGTGATGCTGTGGCGTATCGATGCCGGTGATTATGCCGGTGCGCTGGAAATCGGGTGTCATGCGCTGCGCCATGGCTGGGTGATGCCGCTGGGCAACCGTAACGTGCAGACCGTGCTGGCAGAAGAAATGGCAGACGCGGCGCAAAGCGCTCTGCTAGCCGCTGCCGGTTTTGATGCCGATCTGCTTTTGCAGACGCTGGACCTGACAGCCGATCTGGATATGCCGGACCAGTCGCGGGCGCGTCTGCATAAAGCCATCGGCGCTGTACTGAGCGAAAGCAACCCGGCATCTGCCCTGAATCACCTTACCCATGCGCTGCAGCTCGATCCCCGCTGTGGCGTGAAAAAAGAAAAGCAGCAGCTGGAGCGCAGACTGCGCAATGACAGCCGCTAAAGAACGTGCCCCGCGCACGGGCGGCACGGGGTGGCGAAAGGCACTGCCACATCAAAATCCCGTCCACCGCCCACTTATTCAGGAGAAAGCCGCATGAAGTTTGTTGCGCCCGAACAGGCACCGGAACAGGCGGAGGTCATCAAAAATACGCCGTTCTGGCCTGATGTGGACCTGTCGGAATTTCGCAGTGTGATGCGTACTGACGGCACGGTGACGCAGCCGCGTTTAAAGCAGGTTGTGCTGACGGCTATTTCTGAGGTTAACGCTGAGCTGTACGACTTCCGCAAGTGTCAGCAGATGCTGGGCTGGCAGTCACTTGCAGACGTTCCTGCAGAAATGCTGGACGGCAAAAGCGAGCGTATCCAGCACTACCACAACGCTGTTTTTTGCTGGGCGCGCGCTGTGCTCAATGAGCGTTATCAGGACTATGACGCCACGGCGTCAGGCGTGAAGCGAGGGGAGGAGCTGGCGGACGCCTGCGGCGATCTGTGGCGTGATGCCCGCTGGGCAATCAGCCGGGTGCAGGATGCACCGCACTGTACGGTGGAGCTTATCTGATGAAAGTGCGTGCGCACCAGTATGACACGGTGGACGCGCTTTGCTGGCGTCATTACGGGCGCACGCAGGGTGTCACTGAGCAGGTTCTGCAGGCAAATCCGGGGCTGGCTGAGTACGGCCCATTTTTACCGCACGGGCTGCAGGTGGAGCTGCCGGACATTACGGCGTCAACCACGGCGCAGACCGTCCAGCTATGGGACTGAATTATGACGCTTGAACGAATCAGCGCCTTTATCACTTACTGCATCGCCGTGCTGCTGGCATGGCTGGGCGATCTGTCGCTCAAGGATGCGTCAACGGTTGGCGGTGTACTGATTGGTGTGCTGATGCTGGCTATCAACTGGTACTACAAACACCAGTCTTTCAAATTGTTACGTGGCGGCAAGATTTCGCGGGGGGAATATGAATCCTTCAATCGTTAAGCGCTGCCTTGTCGGGGCGGTGCTGGCTATCGCTGCCACGCTGCCCGGTTTCCAGTCGCTTCATACCTCCGTTGAGGGGCTGAAACTGATCGCCGATTACGAGGGGTGCCGCCTGCAGCCTTATCAGTGCAGCGCGGGCGTGTGGACCGACGGGATCGGCAATACGTCCGGTGTGGTGCCGGGCAAAACCATCACGGAACGGCAGGCGGCGCAGGGACTTATCACCAACGTGCTGCGCGTGGAGCGGGCGCTGGATAAATGTGTGGTGCAGCCGATGCCGCAAAAAGTCTATGACGCGGTGGTGTCGTTTGCTTTCAACGTGGGCACCGGCAACGCCTGCAGCTCCACGCTGGTTAAGTTGCTGAACCAGCGGCGCTGGGCAGATGCCTGCCATCAGCTGCCGCGCTGGGTATATGTCAAAGGTGTGTTTAATCAGGGGCTGGACAATCGCCGCGCGCGGGAAATGGCCTGGTGCTTAAAAGGAGCATAACGGAATGAAAAAGAAAGTCATGAGCGTTTTTTTCCAGCTGGCATGGGCTGCGCTGTTGGTTATCAGTCTGCTGTATCCGCGTAGCGGTGCGCCGGTTCTGGTTGGTGCGTCTGTCTGGGTATCATGCTTCCTCGCCTGGCTACTTGCTGCACTGTGCGCTGTCGGGTGGTTAGCCGGAGAGCGGGCGCGCGATGAGGTCAGGGCGGCATTAATCAAGTTCAGGGCGCACCCCGTAAAACCCGTGCGTACCTGGGCTATCAGGTTGCTTATTGTTCTGTGCCTGGCGTTTTCGGGATGGGTGATCACCCTGGTGTTTTACCTGCTGACGCTTGTTTTGTATCAGATTGCCCGCGCGCAGCTTCATGAACCGATGGGGGCCTGATGCGTGCGCTGGCGGTAGTGCTGGCGCTGGCGCTTGCGGCGCTGGGCTGGCAGTCGTGGCGGCTTAACAATGCCAGCCACGCCATCGAGACGCTGGGCGCGGCGCTGAAAAGCAAAAAGCAGGAGCTGACGAAGAAAAACAGCCAGCTGATCGGCCTGTCCATTCTGACCGAAACCAACAGCCGGGAGCAGACGAGGCTTTATGCGGCAGCGGAGCAAACTACCGCTCTGTTGCGCAACCGTCAGCGCCGGATCGAGGAGCTAAAACGTGAAAACGAGGATTTGCGCCGCTGGGCTGATACTCCTTTGCCTGCTGACATTATCCGGTTGCGGGACCGCCCGGCCCTCGCCGGAGGTGCAGCTTACCGTGAGTGGTTGTCCCAGAGTGACGCAGTGCCGCCTGGACAGGTCAGCGCCGCGCAGTAACGGCGATCTGAATGCGGCGCTGGATGAAACCGAGGCCGCCTGGGCGGTCTGTGCTGACAAAGTGGACACGATTATTGCGTGTCAGGAGCGAGACAGTGAACAAACCGCAGTCCTTACGCAGCGCCCTGAATAACGCGGTTGCTTATGTCCGCGGCAACCCGGACAAGCTGCACCTTTTCGTTGATAACGGTTCACTGGTGGCAACCGGGGCCAGCTCCATGTCATGGGAATACCGCTACACCCTGAACGTGGTGATCGAGGATTTCAGCGGTGACCAGAATCTGCTGATGGCTCCAGTCCTGCTGTGGTTAAATGACAACCAGCCGGACGCTATCAATAACCCTGAGCTGCGCGAAAAACTGTTCACTTTTGAAGTGGATATTCTGCGCAACGATGTGTGCGATATCAGCATGAATCTGCAGTTAACAGAGCGTGTACTGGTCAGCACTGACGGCAGCGTGTCGAGCGTTGAGGCGGTGCCGGAGCCGGACGAACCCGAAGAAATGTGGACGGTGAAACGTGGATGAGCTGCAGAGGGTGGATGACTGGCTGACGGCGCTGCTGGCAAATTTGGAGCCTGCCGCACGCAGCCGTATGATGCGACAACTGGCACAACAGCTGCGCCGGACGCAGCAGCAGAACATCAGGCAGCAGCGTAATCCTGACGGCAGCGGCTATGAGCCGCGCCGGGTGACAGCCCGCAGCAAGAAGGGGCGCATCAAACGCCAGATGTTTGCAAAGCTTCGCACCACAAAATACCTGAAAACCACCGCCAGTGCGGACTCCGCCAGCGTGCAGTTTGATGGCAAGGTGCAGCGCATTGCCCGTGTTCACCATTACGGACTGCGGGATCGCATCAGCCGCAAAGGCCCGGTGGTCCGCTACGCAGAGCGCCGCCTGTTGGGCGTAAATGATGAGGTGGAAACCATCACTCGTGACACTCTGCTGCGCTGGCTGGTTAGGCTTTAGTTCATGTTAGGTATTGATAACTTTTCTCTGCTTCTGATTTATTGAATAAGGTGATTTTTGCGTTTATATATAAATCAATAAACATGGCAGTGCCAAGCATGAAGAAAAATAGAAGAGATAAATAAGCTATAGGAATCATGACCATTAGGCCGAGAGAGTTTTTATTGGCTGCTACGCCTAATTCATCTCGCCTTTTGGGATCTAGCATGTAACCGCAAATGAATTCGATGGTTTTGGGTTTTATTGATGTGATTTTATCTAATGCCTTTTGGTTAAGGCAGGTGTCAGGAGATATATTCCATTTCGGACTGTTTGGCTTGTTTCTCGCTTCATCCTGTCTAATCCATAACGAATCACCTGTTTCTTTATATTTGAAATCGATCCACTGTATTGGTCCTTGAATAACAATTTTCGTGAATTGATAAAAACCAACAGCGGATAGGGCTATAACTATAGAACCAAATATGGTGAGAAATATTTTATTGTTCTTAGTGTGCGGTTTAGTGTTTCGTTTGTACTTGCAAAAACTAAGCCTGATAACTGGTTTTGTGATGCCGATTTTGGACACCAAAAAATCTTCTTCTGGATGGGACTTATTTAGCCATGCCCAAAAAGAGGATACTCCACCCGCAAGCCATTTAAATATTAGTCCACCTATAGCTGTGGCTAAGAATGCATTTATTTTATCAAACTCCATTCCGAGTTCCCTCACAGTTTAATGTCCATGAGTATTTGTATCAAAGACCAGACAATGAAGCATTGTTTTTAAAAAATGACATCACATGCAATCTGACAACATGAACGCACAACTGACCGAAATCATGCGCCTTATCACCAACCTGATCCGCACCGGAACCGTAACCGAAGTGGACCGGGAAAACTGGCTGTGCCGGGTGAAAGTGGGCGAGCTTGAAACCAACTGGATTAACTGGCTGACACTACGTGCCGGTGGTGCCCGTACATGGTGGTGCCCCTCGCCGGAGGAGCAGGTGGTGGTACTGAGCATGGGCGGCAATCTGGAAACCGCTTTTGCGTTGCCTGCCATCTATTCCAATCAGTTTGCGCCGCCGTCTGATTCCGTGGACGGTTGCGTGACGGAGTACCCGGACGGTGGCTGGTTTGAGTATGAACCCGCCACCGGGCGATGGCATGTCAGGGGCATCAAATCCATGGTGATCGAGGCGGCGGACAATATCACCCTCAAAACTGGTGAGTTTGTGGTGAAGGCTGACACCACGCGCATTAACAGCGAGATGGTGATCAATGGCAGCGTCACCCAGGGCGGCGGCGCGATGAGTTCTAACGGGATCGTGGTGGATAAACACGGTCACACCGGCGTGAAGTCCGGCGGCGATACATCAGGAGGCCCGGTATGACGCTGTATATCGGCATGAGCCAGGGCAACGGCAAAGCTATTACTGATACGGACCATCTGCGCCAGTCAGTACGGGATATTCTGCTGACGCCGCAGGGCAGCCGTATTGCCCGCCGGGAATATGGTTCCCTGCTGTCCGCCCTGATTGACCACCCGCAGAATCCGGCGCTACGCCTGCAGGTCATGTCTGCGGTCTATGTGGCGCTGAGCCGTTGGGAGCCACGGCTTACGCTGGATTCCATCACCATCAGCAGCAATTTTGACGGCTCCATGGTGGTTGAGCTTACCGGGCAGCGCAATAACGGCGCGCCGGTTTCCCTTTCGGTATCAACAGGAGCAGAAAATGGCAGTAATTGACCTTTCCCAACTGCCCGCGCCGCAGATAGTGGATGTGCCGGATTTTGAGACGCTGCTGGCTGAGCGCAAGGCCGCTTTTGTGGCCCTTTATCCGCTGGATGAGCAGGACGCGGTACGGCGCACGCTGGCGCTGGAATCTGAACCCGTCACCAAGCTGCTGCAGGAAAGTACCTACCGCGAAATCCTGTTGCGCCAGCGTATCAATGAGGCCGCGCAGGCGGTCATGGTGGCGTATGCCATCGGTGGCGATCTCGATCAGCTGGCAGCCAACTACAACGTGAAACGCCTGACGGTAACGCCTGCCGATAACGACGCAGTGCCGCCGGTTGCTGCCGTCATGGAAAGCGATGAAGCGCTGCGCCTGCGTGTTCCGGCTGCGTTTGAGGGGTTGTCCGTTGCGGGGCCGACGGCGGCCTATGAGTTTCACGCCAGAAGCGCGGACGGTCGTGTGGCAGATGCCAGCGTAACCAGCCCGGCACCGGCGGAGGTGGTACTTACTGTACTGAGCCGTGAAGGTGATGGTGCGGCAGAGGCTGATCTGCTGGCGGTGGTGGAGCAGGCGCTTAACAGCGAGAACGTGCGCCCGGTGGCAGACCGACTGACGGTGCGCAGCGCTGAAATAATTCCGTACACCGTGGATGCGACGATCTTTCTTTATCCGGGGCCGGAAGCTGAGCCGGTGATGGCGGCGGCAAAAGCCAGCCTGCAGAAGTATATCGCCAGTCAGACGCGGCTGGGCCGTGATATCCGTCGCAGTGCCATTTATGCCGCGCTGCACGTTGAGGGGGTTCAGCGTGTGGAGCTGGCCTCCCCGCTGGATGATGTGGTGCTGGATAAGACGCAGGCGGCATCCTGTACGGAATGGAGCGTAACCAACGGGGGCACGGATGAATAGTCTGCTGCCGCCCGGTTCATCGCCGCTTGAGCGTCGGCTGGCGCAGACCTGCAGCGGGATTTCCGATCTGCAGGTGCCGCTGCGCGATTTATGGAACCTGGCAACGTGTCCGGTCAGCTTTCTGCCGTATCTGGCATGGGCGTTTTCCGTTGACCGCTGGGACGAAAGCTGGACGGAGAGTGTCAAGCGCCGGGTGGTACAGGACGCTTTCTATATTCATCAGCATAAGGGAACAACCAGCGCCGTGCGGCGCGTGGTGGAGCCGTTCGGCTTCCTGATCCGCATCATTGAGTGGTGGCAGACCGGCGAGCAACCGGGCACGTTTCGTCTGGACATTGGCGTGCAGGAGCAGGGGATCACAGAAGAAACTTATCTGGAGCTGGAGCGCCTGATTAGTGACGCCAAACCCTGCAGTCGCCACCTGATCGGTATGTCCATTAACCTGCAGAGCAGTGGTCCCTTTTTTGTGGGGGCAGCCACTTACACGGGCGAAGAAATTACGGTTTACCCGTATATCAACGAAACCATTATTTCCGGCGGCACCGCTTACGAGGGCGGGGCAGTCCATGTTATTGACACAATGAGAGTGAATCCATGAGCGCAAAATTCTATACCCTGCTGACGGATATCGGCGCGGCGAAACTGGCAAGCGCCGCCGCGCTCGGTGTTCCGTTGAAAATTACCCATATGGCGGTAGGCGATGGTGGCGGCGTGCTGCCCACGCCCAGCGCACAACAGACAAAGCTGGTTGCTGAAAAGCGCCGGGCTTCCCTCAATATGCTGTATATCGATCCGCAGAACAGTAGCCAGATTATTGCTGAGCAGGTGATCCCCGAAACAGAGGGAGGATGGTGGATACGCGAAATTGGTCTGTTCGATGAAACCGGCGCACTGATCGCCGTGGGCAACTGCCCGGAGAGTTACAAGCCGCAGCTGGCGGAGGGGAGTGGACGCACGCAGACCGTACGCATGGTGTTGATTACCAGCAGCACTGACAATATCACTCTCAAAATTGATCCGGCAGTCGTGCTGGCTACCCGTCAGTATGTGGACGATACCGCGATTGAGGTCAGGCTCTATACGGATGAGGCGATGAAAGCCCACCTGGCGGAGGCTAACCCGCATCCTCAGTATTTGCAGGCAAAAAATAACCTGTCAGAACTGACCGACAAATCAAAAGCGCGCGGCTCGCTGGAGTTGGGAAGCGCAGCGACAAAAGACGTCGGAACAGAGGCAGGTAATGTGATTGGCGTCGGTGGCTTTGGTCTGGGCGCGGATAAAATCAGCACCACTGCGATTGATTTTAAAACACGTATTTTCCGCGCCGGTGAGTCTTTGCTTCTCAAAATGGAGAGTTGTACCAATATCCCTACCGGTCTGCCAAACGGTAAAGGGGAGTATGTTTACGCGCATTGTTTAGGTGTCAGGGATAACAGCTACGGGTGCACCGTTATTTTTATTTCTCACAACGCAGGGAATATTTCTTTTATCGGTACCCGATATAACAATACGACTAGCGGATGGACATTGATGCGGGTCGGTAATCAGGACGAACTGTCGAAATACCTCTCCTTAGCCGGTGGTGATATTACCGGGCGTCTCGGTGTCGGTGGTGTTCTTCAGGTCGGTAAAACGGGAACGGAATCCCTTATCACTCTCGGTGCGTCAACTGTGATGAGGGATAACGCGAATAATGCACTGGTTATCAGCAGCGAGTCGGGTACGGGAACGAAAGCGGGTGTATTTTTACGCCCTATCGCCAGCACTGACAGCACCATGCAAATGCAGGGTAATGCTGATGGCTGGTTTACTGACAGGTTCACTCCAAAAAGTCTCAAAATAACCGGAACAGACGCTATCAATAAAAGCGGCGCGTATTCCTACACCGATGGAAGCCAAAAATTTAATCAGACTGATGGTCTGTTTATGCTGGGCGTTGGTGAGCAGTACGGAAAAATCAGATTCACCGAAATGGTGGGAAAAAGGGCTTTTCTCGGTTTTGAAATCAAAGGAGGGGATACCACTGCCTGGGTCGAGTTCCGGCAGGACGGGAGCTTTGTCATCAACGGTACCGATGTTTCCCCTGTTGGTATTCCCCAGCCGTGGCCTCTGACGAGCGCCCCGCTTGGCTGGCTTATCTGTAATGGTGCGGCCTTTGACAAGGCGATGTATCCCTATCTGGCTGCGGCTTATCCATCAGGCAAATTACCTGACCTGCGCGGTGAGTTTATTCGTGGCTGGGACGCCGGGCGCGGAGTGGACGCGGGGCGAGCCATTTTGGCTGCGCAGGGAGACGCCATCAGAAATATTACTGGTTCAATTAATGCCGTAGGTGGGGAAGGTGGTGCGCTCTATTTTAAATCGACTCCAGCGAATACCTCATGGGTGCACTGGGGAGGCGATAATACTTTCCACGATGTGATGTCATATGGCTTTGACGCTTCTCGTGTAGTCCCGACCGCATCAGAAAACCGACCACGCAACATCGCATTTAACTACATCGTGAGAGCAGCATAATGAGCAAATACAATACTGAATTACCTGTCGCAAAACTGAATAAAAACGGCATTGCTACCGCTGCCGGCTGGCTCACGGTGTACAGTGTGGAGCCTCATCAACGCGAGTTTCAGTCGGTAACAATGGAATATTTAGCCGCGGGCGTGGGTCTGCCTGCTTTCGGTTATGCCGATAAACCAGATTTACCGGGTGACGGCTTTGCACTGGTGCGCAGCGCGGATGAAAAACAGTGGGAAACCATTGCGGATTATCGCGGTTTAACTGCTTACAGCACTGAGACCGGGCAACCGGAAATCATCGCTTTTCTCGGCGAGTTGCCGGATACGCTGACGTTAGTGGCACCTGTCACGGCGTATGATAAATGGGATGGTAGCCAGTGGGTGACCGACACGGCGGCGCAACATGCTGATGAGATTGCTGTTGCAGAACAGCAAAAGCAGGCTCTGCTTTCTGAGGCGCAGCAGCAAATCACCGGATGGCAAACAGAGCTGCAGCTCGGCATCATCAGTGATGATGATAAGGCCAGACTGATTAGCTGGATGAACTACATCAAAGCCGTGCAGGCAGTGGACACCTCTAAAGCGCCGGATATTAGCTGGCCTGAGCGTCCGGAAGATTAATCCCGTCCCCGCATTCGCGGGGATTTTTATTCCCCTTTCATTGTGTCATGACCCACACATAGCCCGCAGCGTGCGCCGCGTGCATATCAACCAGAACATAGGCGTACCCCCTGTAAACCGGAGAGACTGCCTTATGGCTCAGGATTACCACCACGGGGTGCGCGTTGTTGAAATCAACGAGGGCACCCGAACCATTACCACGGTGAGCACTGCCATCGTGGGCATGGTCTGCACCGGCGATGATGCTGATGCGTCCATGTTTCCCCTTAATAAGCCGGTTCTGCTGACCGATGTGTTGACCGCCAGCGGCAAAGCGGGCGAGTCCGGCACGCTGGCCCGCTCGCTGGATGCCATTGCCGACCAGGCTAAACCCGTGACCGTCGTTGTGCGCGTGGCGCAGGGCGAAACCGAAGCGGAAACCACCTCCAACATTATCGGCGGCGTGACCGCTGACGGTAAAAAAACGGGCATGAAAGCGCTGCTTTCGGCGCAGTCGCAGCTCGGCGTCAAGCCGCGCATTCTCGGCGTGCCAGGACACGACACGCAGGCGGTTGCCACTGAGCTGCTGGGCGTGGCGCAGAGTCTGCGCGGGTTTGCTTACCTGTCAGCTTACGGCTGCAAAACGGTGGAAGAAGTGATTGCCTACCGTGACAATTTCAGCCAGCGCGAGGGGATGCTGATCTGGCCTGACTTTATCAACTTTGACACCGTGCTGAATGCCGATGCGACGGCTTATGCCTCCGCCCGTGCGCTCGGGCTGCGTGCCAAAATTGACGAGCAGACCGGCTGGCACAAAACCCTGTCCAACGTGGGCGTGAATGGTGTCACCGGTATTTCCGCTGATGTGTTCTGGGATCTGCAGGACCCGGCAACCGATGCGGGGCTGCTGAACCAGAACGACGTCACCACGCTTATCCGCAAAGATGGCTTCCGCTTCTGGGGTTCCCGCTGCCTCAGCGATGATCCGCTGTTTGCTTTTGAGAACTATACCCGCACGGCGCAAGTGCTGGCTGACACCATTGCAGAGGCGCACATGTGGGCGGTGGATGGCGTGCTTAACCCGTCGCTGGCCCGCGACATTATCGAAGGTATCCGCGCCAAACTGCGCAGCCTGAAAACGCAGGGCTACATCATCGGCGCAGACTGCTGGCTGGATGAGGCGGTGAACGATAAAGACTCCCTGAAAGCCGGGAAGCTCACCATTGACTACGACTACACGCCAGTGCCGCCGCTTGAAAACCTGATGCTGCGCCAGCGCATCACCGATCGATACCTGCTGGATTTCTCCAGCCAGGTCAGCGCGTAAGGGGACACCATGGCTTTACCACGTAAGTTAAAACACCTGAACCTGTTCAACGACGGGAACAACTGGCAGGGGATCGTTGAGTCTCTGACCCTGCCGAAATTCACCCGCAAGTTTGAGAAGTATCGCGGCGGCGGTATGCCGGGCGCGGTGGACGTGGACATGGGGCTGGATGACGGCGCACTGGATACGGAATTTTCAATCGGCGGCACCGAACTGCTGTTATTCAAGCAGATGGGCAAGGCCACGGTTGACAGCATCCAGCTGCGTTTCACCGGCTCCATTCAGCGTGACGATACCGGCGAAGTGCAGGCAGTGGAGCTGGTTGTGCGCGGGCGTCATAAAGAAGTGGATTCCGGCGAGTGGAAAACCGGAGAGAGTAGCGCCACCAAAGTCAGCAGCACCAACAGCTACGCGAAGCTGACCATTAACGGTGAGGTGCTCTATGAGGTTGATGTGGTCAACATGATTGAAATCGTTGACGGCGTGGACCTGATGGAAGCACACCGTAATGCCCTCGGTCTCTGATTAACCATAACGGCGCGGGAAGCCGCGCCAGTATTTCATTAACAGGAAACGAACATGAGCGACAAGCTGACTGAAAAGACCGTACCACTGGATACCCCGATCAAGCGCGGTAAAACGGAAATTACTGAAATTGTGCTGCGTAAGCCGCAATCCGGCGCACTGCGTGGCACCCGTCTGCAGGCCATTATGGATATGGATGTGGGCGCGATGATGACCGTTATTCCGCGCATCTCCACCCCGACGCTGACCGCGCAGGAAATGGCTGAGCTGGACCCTGCCGATCTCACCGCGTTGTCGGTTGAGGTGGTGACTTTTTTGTTGAAGAAGTCGGTGCTTGCCGGTTTACCGACAGCCTGACGGTTGATGATCTGGTGGCAGATATTGCCACCATCTTTCACTGGTCGCCGTCCGTCACTGACGTTATGCCGCTGACTGATGTGCTGGAGTGGCGGCACAAAGCAATTCAGAGAAGTGGGGCCAGCGATGAGTGACAATAACCTGCGCCTGCAGGTGATTCTTAATGCGGTTGACAAGCTCACCCGTCCATTCCGAACCGCGCAGACCAGCTCAAAGGAGCTGGCTGCAGCCATTCAGCAAAGCCGCGCCCGTTTAAAAGAGTTAGATGCCCAGGCGGGCCGTATTGACGGTTTCCGTAAGGTCAGCGCTCAGTTAGCAGTCACCGGTAACAGCCTTAAAGCCGCACGCGAAGAAGCGGCTAAACTTGCCATGCAATTCTCTGCCACCAACCGCCCGACGGCGGCGCAGGCCCGGTTGCTTGAGCAGGCAAAAAACCGTGTTACGGAGTTGCAGAGCAAATATAACGGTTTGCGTCAGTCGGTACAGCGCCAGCGTCTTGCGCTCAATGAAGCCGGACTGGACACGAAAAAGCTCAGTAGTGCGCAACGGGATCTGCGGCAGAATGCCGACGAAACCCGGCAGGCGCTGGAGCGGCAGCAGAAATCCCTGAAACGCCTGGGCGAACAGCAGGCGCGAATGAACGCCGTCCGCGATCAGTATTCACGCCGTCTTGAGGCGCGGGATCGTATCGCCGGGGCAGGGGCTACCACCACGGCTGCAGGAGTGGCAATGGGTGCGCCAGTCATGGCAGCGGTGAAAAGCTACGCCAGCATGGAAGATGCCATGAAAGGCGTGGCAAAGCAGGTAAACGGGCTGCGGGACGATAATGGCAACCGCACAAAACAGTTTTATGACATGCAGGTTGCCATCAAGGCCGCCAGTGAACAGCTGCCAATGGAGAATGGCGCTATAGATTATGCCGCGCTGGTTGAAGGTGGCGCACGCATGGGTGTCATCAATCAGGACGATCCTTACGAAGACCAGAAGCGTGACCTGCTGGCCTTTGCATCCACGGCGGCAAAAGCGGCAACGGCGTTTGAACTACCCGCTGACGAACTGGCGGAAGGGCTGGGTAAAATTGCGCAGCTGTATAAAGTCCCCACCCGCAATATTGAACAGCTGGGTGATGCGCTGAATTACCTGGACGATAACGCCATGTCAAAGGGTGGGGATATTATCAACGTGCTGCAGCGCATGGGGGGCGTGGCTGACCGCCTCGATTTCCGAAAGGCAGCCGCGCTGGGTTCAACCTTCCTTTCTCTGGGCGCAGCACCGGAAATTGCCGCGAGTGCCTCAAATGCCATGGTACGTGAGCTTTCCATTGCAACCATGCAAAGCAAGCGCTTCTTTGAAGGTATGGACTTGCTTAAACTCAACCCCGCAGAGATTGAGAAACAGATGACCACCGACGCAATGGGCACTATCCAGCGCGTTCTGGAGAAGGTCAACAAGCTACCCAAAGATAAGCGCCTGTCTGCCATGACCATGGTTTTTGGCAAAGAATTTGGTGACGACGCAGCAAAGCTGGCTAACAATCTGCCGGAATTACAACGTCAGCTAAAACTCACCTCAGGCAATGAAGCGAACGGCTCCATGCAGAAAGAATCTGATATCAATAAAGACTCTTTATCTGCGCAGTGGTTGCTGGTTAAAACAGGTGCGCAGAACGCTTTCAGTAGTCTGGGCGAAACGCTACGCCAGCCACTGATGGACATTATGGATTCTGTAAAACGCATCACCGGCGCACTACGTCGCTGGGTGGAGACCAACCCGCAGTTGGCAGGCACGCTGATGAAAGTTGCAGCGGCGACTGCCGCGATCACCGTTGCGCTCGGTACGCTGGCCGTGGCGGTAGCTGCTGTGCTGGGACCGCTGGCGGTGATCCGGTTGGGCCTGTCTGTGCTGGGTGTAAAAACTTTACCTTCTGTCACTGCGGCTGTGACCCGCACCGGTAGTGAATTGTCATGGCTGGCAGGCGCGCCGCTTTCCCTGTTACGTCGTGGCATGTCCTCATCCGGCGGCAGTGCCAGTCTGCTGAGTGCTCCCCTTCATTCCCTGCGACGTTCTGCCGGACTGGCTGGCAACGCACTGAAAGCGGTAGCAGGTGCACCGCTTACCATGCTACGCGCGGGAATGTCAGGCATACGTAATGTTATTGGTATGGTGATGAATCCGCTGGCGGCGCTGCGGGGTGGGTTATCTGCCGCTGGCGACGTGCTGCGCTTTTTGGTTTCCGGCCCAATGGCATTACTTCGCGTTACGCTGTACGGGATTTCCGGCCTGCTGGGGGCGCTGCTCAGTCCAATAGGGCTGGTTGTAGCTGCGCTGGCTGGTGTGGCGCTTGTTGTGTGGAAATACTGGCAGCCCATCAGGGCATTTTTAGGTGGTGTGGTGGAGGGGTTTAAAGCCGCAGCTGCACCGATCAGTGCTGCCTTTGAGCCATTGCGGCCTGTTTTTCAGTGGATTGGTGACAGGGTACAGGCTTTGTGGGGATGGTTTACTGATTTGCTCACGCCGGTTAAATCCACTTCCGAAGAACTGAACAGCGCAGCGGCAATGGGGCGCAGGTTTGGTGAGGCGCTGGCGGAAGGTCTGAATATGGTGATGCACCCGCTTGAGTCGCTTAAATCAGGTGTGTCGTGGTTACTTGAAAAACTCGGCATCGTCAGTAAGGAGGCGGCAAAAGCAAAACTCCCCGAACAGGTTACACGGCAACAGCCTGCCACGGTGAACAGTGACGGTAAGGTAGTGCTGCCGCCAGGTGGATTTCCATCTATGGGGTTTGCGGGTATGTATGACAGCGGAGGCACGATCCCACGTGGTCAGTTTGGCATCGTTGGGGAGAACGGTCCTGAAATAGTGAACGGTCCCGCAAATGTGACCAGCAGACAGCGCACTGCCGCGCTGGCTTCCCTCGTTGCAGGTGTCATGGGCGTAGCTGCTGCGCCTGCAGAGGCCGCACCTCTGCATCCGTACAGCCTACCAGCAATGGCATACAAACAAAGTCAACCTGTGAAATCTGCCAGCGTACCGTCAGCGATCCGTTATGAGATTAACGCGCCCATTCATATCACTGCCCAGCCTGGGCAGAGTGCGCAGGATATTGCCCGCGAAGTCGCGCGGCAGCTTGATGAGCGCGAGCGCAAAGCCAGGGCGAAAGCGCGCAGTAATTTCAGCGATCAAGGGGGGTATGATTCATGATGATGGTGCTTGGGTTATATGTCTTTATGTTGCGTACCGTGCCCTATCAGGAGCTGCAGTATCAGCGAAGCTGGCGACACGCCGCAAACAGCCGGGTGAACCGCCGACCATCAACGCAGTTTCTTGGACCGGATAACGATTCGCTGACGTTATCTGGTGTACTGCTGCCGGAAGTCACCGGCGGCAGGCTGTCATTGTTGGCACTAGAGCAAATGGCTGAGCTGGGCAAAGCGTGGCCCCTGATTGAGGGGAGCGGGACCATTTACGGCATGTTTGTGATCGAGGGGCTGAGTCAGACAAAAACGGAGTTTTTTGCAAGCGGAATGCCTCGCCGTATTGAATTTACGCTGACCCTGAAAAGGGTTGATGAGTCGCTGTCTGATATGTTCGGTAATCTCAGCGATCAGCTCAGTAATCTGCAGAACTCTGCAACGTCTGCAATAGGTAATATTAAAAACACGGTTGGAGGGATGCTGCAGTGAGTGTTAGTTCTGAACTTTTTGATCCCAACAGCAAAAGCCCGGCTTTCAGTATCACCATTGAAGGTAAGGACGTGACTACCGTACTGGATGCACGTCTGCTGAGTCTGACGCTGACCGATAACCGGGGTTTTGAAGCAGACCAGCTTGATCTGGAGCTGGACGACGCTGACGGGCAGATTGTTCTGCCGCGACGTGGTGCCGTTATCCAGCTGGCGCTGGGATGGAAGGGCCAGCTGCTTTTCCCAAAAGGAGCATTCACTGTGGATGAGATTGAGCATAGCGGTGCCCCTGATCGTCTTACCATCCGGGCGCGGAGTGCAGATTTCCGGGAAACCCTCAATACCCGGCGTGAAAAGTCATGGCACCAGACAACGGTGGGGGAGGTTGTAAAGGAAATTGCCGCCCGGCATAAGCTCAAAATGGCGCTGGGTAAAGACCTGACAGATAAGGCGCTGGATCATATGGACCAGACCAATGAAAGCGATGCCAGTTTTCTGATGAAACTGGCGCGCCAGTTTGGCGCGATTGCTTCCGTTAAGGATGGAAACCTGCTGTTTATCCGGCAGGGGCAGGGAAGAACGGCGAGCGGTAAGCCATTGCCTGTTATTACCATTGAGCGTAAAGCCGGTGACGGTCATCGTTTTACCCTGGCTGATCGTGGTGCTTATACCGGCGTAATTGCCAGTTGGCTGCATACTCGCGAACCTAAGAAAAAAGAAACAACGAAAGTTAAGCGCCGTCGGAAGAAAACCACCACACCTAAAGAGGCGGAAGCAAAACAGGGTGATTATCTGGTGGGAACGGATGAAAACGTGCTGGTACTAAATCGCACCTATGCAAACCGCAGTAATGCTGAGCGTGCGGCAAAAATGCAGTGGGAGCGCCTGCAGCGTGGTGTTGCGTCATTCTCCCTGGAGCTTGCAGAGGGCCGGGCAGATCTCTATACCGAAATGCCAGTAAAGGTGAGCGGTTTTAAGCAGCCTATCGACGAGGCCGAATGGACCATTACAACTTTGACGCATACCGTCAGCCCGGATAATGGCTTTACTACCAGTCTGGAGCTTGAAGTAAAAATTGATGATTTAGAAATGGAATAAATAGGTTCTCAATATTGATTGTGCGTGTATCATTATTGAGAACTTAAGGTGGCGGAGAATAAAAAATGATGAATTGCCCAAAGTGTGGACATGCGGCGCATACCCGGAGCAGTTTTCAGGTTACGGACAGCACGAAGGAGCGTTACTGTCAGTGCCAGAACATTAATTGTGGCAGCACATTTGTCACCCATGAAACGGTAGTGCGGTTTATCGTAACGCCGACATTAATTAATAATGCACCACCGCACCCTTTGCCGGGTGGTCAAGGGCACATGAATTTTTAAACCAAGAACCTGCTGAGGCAGGTTTTTTTATGCGTCAGGAATTTCACCCGTTCATGTGAATCACATTCATTATCTAAACGGATACAGAAGTTGTTGAGCATTGGGTAAAGCGGCTGCCGCCATTTTGCCGCCACCATCAAAGAAAAAAGGGTTACGTTTTCACGTAACCCTTTGTTTTGTTTGGTGGAGCTGGCGGGAGTTGAACCCGCGTCCGAAATTCCTACATACCATTTATACTATAGTAAAAACAGTAAGT